ACCCTCGACTACGAGATGAACATTGCCGTGGAGCTCGACCTTGAGCACAACATGTTCATCGGCAAGTCACGTACGCACGACATTCCGGTGGGCCGGGTGTACGCCCCGGGCGAGGCCGCCATCTTCGCCGCCCACTACGCGACGTGGCTGGCCGGAGGCACTGAGGTGGAGACGTCCACGGTGGAGGCCCTGAACGCGCGCCTCATGGCCCTGCCCGCCCCGGTGGTGGAACGGGTCAAGCAGTTGTGGACGGAGCGCAACCTGCCCAAGCTGGCTGACCTGAACGCGGGCCAGATCATGCGGGTGCTGGGAATTGTGGATCAGGTGGAGGCGGAGTGGGCCAACATGGCGCCGCTGGCACAGCCTGACGGGCACCAGAGCCACCAGACGGCACAGGTGCCCATCCCGGTCACGGTAGGCCCTGACGCGGGCGCGGAGCAGTATTACGCGCAGTAATGAGACACGCCACACAAGACACGCCGGAGGTTTGGGGGCCCCGGCGCGCCCGGTGGTAATGTCCGGGGCATGAAGGAAGGGCCCGCCCGGTGATCAAATCCCGGCGGGCCCTTCAGGAGCCACCAGCCCTGAACCCCTTCGGGGCGGCGGCTCAAAACCCGCCGGTTAGGAACGGCGGATACTCACGATTTTAGCAGTAAACATAACCAAAGTTAGGAACACCCCAATGGCTCACCCCTCAACGAGGCGCCCCCTCACACCCTCCCAACGTGACCTTATGGAAACCTTGACCCGGATGGGCAACGGGGCCCCTGTGAGCATCAGCATCCCCAAGCTCGCCGCGGCCGCTGAGATTACCCCCAAGCAGGCGGAGCAGGCCATCAACGGCCTCATCGATTCCAGCATTCTGACCAAGGCGTGGAACGCCGACAAGTACGTCTGGACCTTCACCCTGAACGTCCCTCTGGCCGGGCAGTAGGCCCGCCGTGGCAGTCAAGCGCACGCGCCTCGCGTTTGAGTCGAACTACACCCAGATACCGAACGCATGGCTCAGGGACCGGCGCCTCTCGCGCCGGGCCCGCGGGCTCCTCGCGGAGCTCATGACCCATCAAATCGGCTGGGAAATCACCACAGAGTCCCTCATCGAGGGCGGCACTGAGGGCCGGGATGCCGTGCTGAAGACCCTCGCGGAGCTTGAGGCTTACGGCTACCTGACCCGGCACAAGTACCGGGAGGGCGGCAAGTTCAAGGGCACCGATTACCTCATCACAGACCCGGCGGAGGTGGCCGTGATGGAGGACTCACCACGCCCTGAAAATCCGGTTACGGTGGAGCCCCTTTCACCACGCCCTGAAAAACCTCCTCTGGCAAAACCTCCTCTGGCAAATCCGCACCAAAGAACAACAAGCTCTTTAGAAGACCATTCCCTAGAAGAACATTCCGTAAATGCTGACGCATTTACGGGCGGCGAGGCTGTGACCGCTGAGCCCCTGCCCATGACCGTGGCCAAGGCTGACAGCCCGGCAACGCCGGAGGAGTGGGTGGCCAAGCGCGCTTACGACAACACCTCCGGGGCCCTGAACTTCATGGCCATCAAGGGCATTGCCAAGTGGGCCATCCACACCAAGGGGTGCCACCCCCGGGCCGTCGATGACGCCGTGGGCACCCTGTACCGCCGAGGCCGGGCCGTCACCAAGACGACCGTGGCCCAGTACCTTGACGGCATCATCACCCCGGCCGGGCGCACCAACCAGCCGAACGCCAAGGATGAGAAAATCCGCGCCACCCTCGGACTCACCGAGACACCCGCCCCGGCGCCCGCCGGAGCGTTGACCGCTGACCCCTTCCAGCTGAGGATCACATCATGAACGAGCAGGACACCCGCAAGCTTCTGGCCTACCTGCAGGCCGCTGACAACCGCAACATCGGAGACGCTGACATTGCGTTCTGGATGGAGGCGTGCCCGGCATGGCTGGACCTTGAGACCGCGAAGGCCGCCATCCGCATGTTCTTCACCGAGCCGGAGCGTGACGCCTCCACCAACACATGGTTCACCCCGCGCCACATGATCAGGTGCGCCAAGTCCGTGCGCCGCCAGCGTGAGACCGAGGCCGCCCGGGAGCGGGCCAAGCGCCCGGCCATCGGCACCGCCTACCGGCCCCCGGAGGGTGGATGGCGGGCGCAGGTGCCCGGCGGCTACCCTGAGCCCGCGGAGGAGCCAGCGGAGGCCCCGGAGGATGGCCCCGACTGGATGACCGCGGAGCAGATGGCTGAGAACCGGGCCCGCCTGCAGGGCATGATGCACCCCAAGGGCACGGAGTGAAGCGCGTGACCGCCGCGGCGCTCGCGGCCCTGCTGGTACTGGCCCTGACCGGGTGCGGCGAGAGCAACGGTGACGGCGGAGACGGCGACGGAGGGGTGCCGTGGTGGGTCTTCTGGATGGCCACGCAGAACAACCGCACCGAGGTCCACCACTACGCTCCCGGCTACACCGGGCCCCGCTACGTGGCACCGCCCCGGAGTGTGCCCCGGGCGCCCGCGTTCAAGGCGCCGAGCTACAGCACGAGGCGCAGGTGAAGGCCTCAGCCAAGTCCCGGGCGAAGGCCCGCCGGGTGTCGGCGGAGCGCAAGGACATTCGCCTGAGCCTGCACGCGCACCGGGGCCCGTACTGCCAAGGGTGCCCGGTGACGCCGGTGGGCGCCGCCGACCCGCGGCCGTGGACTGACATGCACGAGGTGCTGACCCGCGGCCGGGGCGGTGACCCCACGGACCCGGAGAACATCCTGTGCCTGTGCCGGGAGTGCCACAAGTGGGTCACTGAGCATGAGACGGAGGCCCGGGCCCTCGGGCTGGTCAGGGCGCGGACGGCCGAGGAGCACGCCACGCTGTTCCGGCTGGCCCCTCGCGATTCCGCACCTAACGGGGGTATAGTTGCCTCATGACTACTGCCCAGACCACGCACAACCTCAGCGACGTGGCCTCGCTAACGGAGCTCATCCGCCGCAAAGAGCGGGAGATAGAAATCATCTCCGCTCAGCGCAAGACGGCGGTACTCCGGCACCGCGAGTCCACGCCGCCCGTCCCCTACGCTGAGCTCGCGGAGGCCATGGACGTCTCCGAGGTGACGCTGTATAAGATCATCCGGGGCAAGGATGGCCCCCTGAGGGCCCGCAAGCGAGCTTGACCTAACCCCGGTTAGGTCATAAGGTTAGAGGGCGGCAGGTAGCCGCGCACCATTCAGTTAGGAGCACCATCATGGAGCACGCACCTGCCGCCCGCGGCCGAGGCTACTACGCCACCCGCACCGCCGTCCGCGCCGCCGTTTACGCGGTCATCGCCACCGCGTTCATGGCCCTGCCCGGAACCGGCGCCCGCGTCATTGAGCACCTCGTGAACGGGCTGGGACTCTGAGCGCCCAGCCCCTTGAGGCCGCCCCCTCACCGGAGCGGCACGATAAGTTCTTCGAAGTCCCCGCCGAGGCCCTGCCCCTGTACGCCGCCCTGATCAGCGCGTCCGAGGGCGAGGAGCTCCCGTGCGGCCAGAACGGCGAATACTGGTACTCCTCCCAGACCGGGGACCAGCTACGCGCCAAGATGCTCTGCAAGACCTGCCCCGTGCTGGACGAATGCCGCGACTACGTTTTGGCCGCCGGTGAGCCGTTCGGCGTCTGGGGCGCACTAACCCCGAAGGAACGACGAACCCCATGAACCCCCTCATCCTGAACCCCTACGAGGATGCCGAGTACAAGACGCACCTGCTGGACGTCATCCGTGAAGATGACGCCGACCGGCCGCGCACCCTGCAGAAACGCATCGGCCCCTCAGGCATCGGCCACCCCTGCCACTTCTGCCTCGGTTGCATGCTGGCTGAGGTGCCCAAGGTGGACGAGAACAAGTACGCGGACTGCTGGCCCGCCTTCGTGGGGACGGCGGTGCACAAGCGCCTTGAGCACGTCTACGCCCGGCAGAACCGCCGCCTCGGCGTCACCCGCTACCTGACCGAGCTCAACGTCACGTGCGGCACCATCGGCGACTGGGAGCTCACCGGCTCCTGTGACCTCTTTGACCCGGTGACCGGCAAGGTCACAGACTTCAAGGTGCAGGGCGACAAGCCCATGACGAGGACCGCGAAGGAGGGCATCAGCGAGGTCTACCGGGTGCAGAAACACACCTACGGCCTCGGCATGGCCAACGCCGGGCACATCGTCACCAAGGTGGGCCTGCTGATCCTTGCGAAGTCCAAGAATTTCCTTGACGACGCCATGTACGTCGCTGAGCCGTGGGACTGGAAAATCGCTGAGGCCGCCATCAGGCGCGCGGACACCATCTACCGGGCCGGAGAGCGTGACGGCTGGGGCTACGTCCTCCCCCGCCTCAAGCACATGGATGGGTGCTGGGACTGCGGCAAGTACGCCGCCGGTGTGCAGGCTTTGGCGGCCGCCGCGTGAGCGGCACCATCACCCGGGACGGTGAGGTCTACCGGTTCGACATTGCCTACAACCCGGCCGTCCTGCAGGAGCTCCGCGCCTTCCCCGGCCGCCGGTTCACCAACGGGGCGTGGACGGTGCCCACGATCCACGCGAGCGCCCTGCAGGGCATTGCTGACCGGCACGGGCTGGACCTTGACCACGGCATCACCGGCCTGCACCTGTGCTCGAGCACCCCGGCCGTTGACGTCATGGGCGACTCCCTGACCATCACCGTGCCGTATGACGCGGAGAGCGTGGGGGAGATTGCGGAGATGCCCGGCGCCACGTGGTACCAGCCCGGCACGTGCTGGCTCATCCCCAAGACCGCCGCCGGGGACGTACTGGCCTTCGCCGCCGACCACGGGGCGGAGTGCAGTGACGCGGCCGAACAGGTGTTCGAATGGTTCCACAACCGCCGCGCCGCCATGGCGAAGGCCACCGCCCTGACCACGGAGTGGACGGGCAAGCCGGGCCTCGGCATTGAGCTCTACCCCGCCCAGCGCGCCGGAGTCGAGTACATCGTCAACCACGCCCGCGGCCGGTGCATCGTGGGGGATGAGCCGGGGGTGGGCAAGACCGCGCAAGCTCTGGCCGTCCTGCACGAGATGGACGCCTTCCCGGCCGTCATCGAGGTGCCCGCCTCCCTCAAAATCAACTGGATGCGCGAGGCCGGGCAGGTCCTCCCGCACAAGACGGTGGAGATCCTCCGCGGCGCCACCGCCGTGCCCCGGCTGGTGTGGGCTGACATTACGATCATCAATTACGACATCATGCCCGCGTGGGAGAAGGTCCTGCCTGACCCTGAGGGCATGGTCATTGATGAGGCGCACTACATCAAGAATCCCAACACCGCCCGGGCCCGCGCCACCTTTAGGCTCTGCGAGCGCCCCGGCACCGTGCGCCTCGCCCTTACTGGCACGCCCGTGCTAAATGAGACCAAAGAGTTCTTCCCCCTCATCAAGGCCATCGGCCGCGAGGCTGACTTCGGCGGAGAGCAGATGGCGGGCCTGTACGCCCGCAACCCGGTGGCCCTGAATGAGGCCCTCCGCGCCACCTGCTACGTGCGGCGCCGGAAGGCTGACGCCTACAAGGACATGCCCGGCCGTTTCTGGCGCCCGCTCCCGGTCGAGGGTGAGGCGGCCGCGATGGCCGAGTACCGCCGGGCGGAGGCTGACATTATCACCTACCTGACCGCCCGGGCCCGTGACCTGATGCTGGCCTCCGGGGCCACGGATGAGGAGGCGAAGCGGCACGCATGGGTCGCCGGAATGAAGGCTGAGGCGGCCCGCCAGCTGGTGGCCATGAACCACCTCCGCCAGCTGTCCGCGAAGGCGAAGATGCCCGCCGTGATGCAGTGGTCCAAGGACTTCCTGCACACCGGGGAGAAGCTCTCCGTGTGGGGCTGGCATACCGCCGTCATCGACGGCACCGTGGCCGCCCTGTCCTCCGTCAAGATCGCCGGGGGCATGACTGAGGGGGACCGCCAGCGGAGTGTGGACCTCTTCCAGACCAATGACCTCGTGAAGTCCATTGCCTGCCAGATCACCGCGGCCGGAGTCGGCCTGACCCTGACGGCCGGGAGCACCGCCCTCTTCGTTGAGCAGGGCTGGAACCCGGGGACCATGGACCAAGGGCTGGACCGGCACCACCGCGTCGGCCAGACAGACACGGTATTCGGCCACGTGGCCATCATCCCGGACACGGTGGACGAGATGATGTTCTCCCTGATTGAGGAGAAGCGGGTGGAGGTGGACGCGGCGACTGACGGGATCGTCGCCGATGGTGAGGAGCACTCGGTGGGCGCCGGGCTCCTCGTGAGCCTCACGGAGAGAGGGCTTGCAACCTAACCCCGGTTAGGTTATGCTCGGTGTACGGCCCCCGCCCCGGAGGCCCAGAACCCCGAGGAGCCCCCATGTACCCCGAGACAGCCACCCCCGCCGTAGTGGTCCACCGCACCGAGGCAGAGGCCGCCAAGAGCGGCAACCACTACACCGCCCGGCCGGAGCACATAGCCGAGAACGGGTGCCGCTACACCGGCAAGTGGACCAACCCCACCCACGCCGCGGAACTCGCCGCCGCCCACACCTGCAACCGCTAAGGAACCCCGCCATGCCTGACACCACCATCCCCAACACCATCCGCCAGCAGATCACCGTGGGAGTGCTCATGTCACTGGGCGCCACAGACCTCATGGCAGACCGCGGGCACACCACCGCGCCGGAGCCCTACGACGCCCTCACCTTCCGCGCCCGCATCCTGCCCTCCAAGACGGCCCGGCCCCGCATCATGCGGGTGAAGGTCACCCTTGACCCCTCCGACACCTACAGCATCAAGGTCACCTACCCGAAGCGCGGGAACGCCTTTGAGGAGGTCACCCACTACGAGGCCAGCGACGTCTACTGCGACCAGCTGGCCCGCACCCTGCTAGACCTTGACAACGTTCTCTAACCCCCACCACCAGACAGGAACCCCCGCCATGAACCCCCTGAACCCCCTGACCGCCCCCGAGGGCGCTGAGCTCTACGTCTTCACCTACGGCACCCTCCGCCCCGGCATGGGCCTTGACCGGGTGCTCCGCGGCGCCGTGATCACGGCCGAGACGGCCACCGTGGACGGCTACCGGCTCCACGCCAACACCTCCCGGAGCTACCCCTACCTCGTGGCCGATGAACGCTCCACCACCACCGGGACGCTCTACCTGCTCCGCAACGGGCAGGAGGCCCGGAGCGCGCACCGCATTGAGCTCGGCGCCGGGTACGACGCCACCGAGGTCGATGCCGTGCTGGCAGACGGCACGAGCGTGAAGGCCCTCGCATGGGAGTGGCGGAAGCCATGGGGCCTCGGCGAGCTCATCCCCTCCGGGGACTGGTGCATCTTTGAGGAGCAGGAGCGGGCCCGCTGGCACGCGGAAACCCTCGCCGATGCCGCGCGACGTCGCTAATGTTACGCGCTTCTAACAGTTTGTTACGGCTCTGCCGAACCCGGGGTTGCAACCTAACCCGGGTTAGGTTAGAGTCGTCATATCAGCAGGGCACAAGGCCCCGCTACTGAGGCCGAGGAGCCCGCGATGACCGCCACCACCAGCACCCGCCAGACCGTTTCAACCATCACGGGCCTGCCCCTCAACCAGCTGGACATGCGCCGGAGCGCCGTCACCGCCCGTCAGGACCTTGCATGGGCCCTCCGCCAGCAGGGCTACCGCAACGCGGACATCATGACGATGGTGGGATTCAACGACACCTCCTCAGTCAGCACCGCCATCAAGCGGGGCCGGGAGCGGGCAGTGCTCAACGGCGGCCAGTTTGCCGCCCGCCGGTTTGGCGTTGAAATTGAGTTCACCGGCACGACCCGCCGCGCCGTGCTGAACCGCCTCATGGAAATCGAGCCGGGCTTCCCGGTAGAGATTCAGGGATACAACCACCGGGTTGGCTCCGTGTGGAAGCTCATCACCGACGCCTCCGTCAGCCGCAACTCCGAGGGCGAGGGTCTGGAAGCGGTCAGCCCGATCCTGCAGGGCGAAGAGGGGTACCGCCAGCTGGGCGTACTGCTCACCGCGATTGTGGAGACCGGCGGCAAGGTGGACAAGTCTTGCGGCCTGCACATCCACCACGACGCCAACGACCTCACCCCGGCACAGGTTGCCAAGCTGGTGGGGCTGTACGTCACGAACCAGCACCTCATGGACCAGCTGGTCAGCCGGAGCCGCCGGGCCGGTCAGGCGCACTACTGCCAGCCGGTCAGCGCCACGGAGCACGAGCGGGTGCAGTCCACCCTCAAGTCCGGGGCCCGCGTGGAAGCCCACCTTGTGAGCCGGTTCAAGACGATCAACGTCATGAGCTACCCGAAGTACGGCACCATTGAAATCCGCCAGCACCAAGGAACCCTCTCCTCCAAGAAGATCAGCGCATGGCACAAGGTGGGACAGGCCATGGTGCACGCCGCCATCAACGGCGCCGAGGCCGAGGCCCCCCGGTTTGAAACCCTGCCGGAGCTCATGGAGTACCTGAAGACCACCGGCGGCCTCAACGCCGAGACCGCCGCCTACATGCTGGAACGGGCCGAGGACCTCAGCTAGAGCAAGACCCGAGAGGGGCCCCGCCGGGGCCCCTCAGCTGTATCACCCGAACCCCGTTAGGAGCCCCCCAGAATGTGCGGAATAGCAGGCCTGAGCCTCAGCCCCCAAGACAGCAAGACGAACGCCCGGACGGCCGCGGAGGCCCTGTTGCTGGGCATTGCCAGCCGCGGCCGCCACGCCACCGGAGCGGCGTGGTACCGGCCGGAGACAGATGACGTGGCCATGACCAAGGTGGCCGCCCCCGTGGCCCGGTTCCTCCCGGCGAGGTTGCACCTCCTCCCCGAGGCCACGAGCGCCATGATCCTGCACACCCGCTACGCCACCCACGGCACGGTGGAGGAGCGCGGGAACAACCACCCGGTGGAGCACGGCCACATCCTCGGCACCCACAACGGCGTCCTCCGCAACCCGGAGGAGCTCTACCGCCGGGCCGGAGCCACCGCCACCCACGAAGTGGATTCCGAGGCCGTGATGGCCCTGCTGAACACCGACCAGCACCCGGCGGAGGTCCTGCCGCACCTCCGCGGAGATGCCGCACTGGCATGGCTTGACCTCCGCGACCCCTCAGTGCTCCACCTTGCCCGGGTCACCGGCCGCCCCCTCTGCATTGCGCAGACCGCCGGAGGGTCACTGCTGTACGCCTCCACCATGCAGGCACTCCGCGACACCGCCCGCACCTGCCGCCTGACACTGGCGTACGAGGAGGAGGTGCCGGAGGGCACGTACCTCAAGGTGGTCAACGGCATGCTGGCCGAGGTCACCAAGCTCTCCGGCGTGGTAGTCGATGCCGAGTTCACCGCGAAGTACGCCTACACCTCCGGCCCCAACTAAACCCCGGGTAAGATGAGTGACATGCCCACACGCGAATGGTCCATACGCTGGCCCGACAAGAGCATCAGCCGCGCCCGCACGGCGTACGAGCTACTGGCCTACCTCGGCAAGGACCAGCCGGAGCCGGTGGGCGTCGAAGACATGAAAGACCTCCTCAGCATCCGGGCCCAAACGTGGTCCGGGAAGTTCATCCAACCCCACCAGCCCGACGCCCCGTTCCTCCGCGAACTGGCCCGCGTCGGCATGATCGAGATACTCACAGAAGGCGAGTTCTAATGCCCCGGATAGACGCCGTAATGGTGCCCGTCACCAGCCTCAAGGCCCACCCCCTCAACCCCCGCAAGGGCAACGTTGACGTCATCGCCGACAGCCTCAGGGTCAACGGCCAGTACAAGACCGTCCTCGTGCAGGAGGGGACCAACATCATCCTCGCCGGAACGCACACGTGGCTCGCGGCGAAGAAACTGGGCTGGGCCGAGGTGGCCGTCAACCACATCAGCGTGGGGGAGGAGCAAGCCCTGCAGATCATGCTCGCGGACAACCGGGCCGCAGATGGCGGGCAGACGGATGAGGGGGCAGTCTTCCAGATGCTCGCCACCCTGCCCTCCCTCGACGGCACCGGCTACAGCCCGGAGGACCTCAGGGTGCCCCCGGTGGACCTTGACGCCTACCTGCCGCCAGAGGCCCCGGCAGAGCCGCGCGAGGAGGAGGAGGCCGCACCGGAGGCGCCGAAGGCCAAGGCCATCCCCTTCACCGTGGGCCCGCACCGCGGCCAGTTGGAGGAGGGCGCATTCAACGAGTGGCGGGCAGGCCTGCCGAAGAAAAACAGCGCCGCCGCCGCCGCCGTACTTGACCGCCTCGGCCTCACCGAGCCCCCGCCCCCGGCCAGTGAGCTCACCACCGCCGCGGGACTGCAGACCAGCACCGCCCCCATCGACCTCCTCAAGCCCTACCCCGGCAACCCCCGGCACGGGGACATTGGGAGGCTCATGAACAGCCTGCAGACCCACGGCCAGTTCCGCCCCATCGTCGCCAACCGCCGCACCATGCACATACTGGCCGGGAACAACCTGACCAAGGCCGCCGCCGCCCTCGGCTGGACCGACATTGCTGTGGCATGGGTGGACGTGGACGCTGAGGCGGAGCGCCGCATCGTGATTGTGGACAACCGGGCGTCTGACCTTGCAGAGTACGACCCCCAAGCCCTCGCCGCCGCCCTCACCCGCGTGCACTCCGGGAGCATTGAGACGGCCACCGGCTTCACCCTCGAGGACCTGCAGGACATTATTGAGGGCCGGGGGAAGACCGGCCGCATCACCCCCCGCGCTGAGGCCCTCATCCAGATCGGCCCCGTCAAGGCGAAGGTCCGCGCCGGGCTCCTCGATGACCTGAACCTGACGCAGGGGTACGAGCTCATGGAGGCCGCCGCCATGCTCAACCTGCCCTACCAGATGGCCGCATGATGGCCCGGGCATCCCTGACCACCGGGCCCCTCGCCGGGCAGACCCTCAACATTGCCCCGGAGGTGTGGGAGCGCGGCACCCTGTTCATCATGGGGGAGGCTGACCCGCTGGAGGAGGCTGAGGAGACGGCCCGGGAGATGGCGCCCTTCGGCGGCCGCCTGCCGGTGCACGAGTACCGGCGCGTCACCATGGCCGCAGGCCTGCCCGGCACCCGCGGCTTCCGCACATGGCCGGAATGGCACTACGTGCCCCCACGAAAGGCAGGACACCATGGCCATGAAGACTGACGCCGAGAAGCTCGCCGCCATCACCCGGTACTGCCGGGACCTGCAGGCCCTCTCCGCGGATGAGGCGCCGGGCACGATGACCCCGGACGAGCGCACCCACTGGGAGGCCGTCAACCTCGGCTACCACTTCGCCAGCGAGAACATCCTGAACATCATTGACCACGGCACCACCCGGCCGAAACGAACCCCAAAGGAAACCCCGTGACCCTGCCCCTGAACAAAAACGCCATCACCGCCGCCCGCCCCAGCAACCTCCGCGGGAGGACCGGCTACAACGTGCCGCCGCCCACGATCAAGCAGGAGGTCGCTGACCGCATCCGGGCCGTGGAGCGCGCCGCCGTCAGGCCCCCGGCCCGGGCCTCCCGGTGCTGTGGCCGGTGCAAGACCCCGTACAACTGTGGCCGCCCGGGGTGCCCCTGCCACGGCTAGACAACCAAACCCCCGTTAGGTTACACTCGGGGCATGAACCCCACACTCACCCAATGGCTCACTGAATACAACGAGGCCCGGGCCTCCCACCGCGAGGAGGTCCGGGAGTGGGAACTCACCCCCGAGGCCCTCACCAGCACCGGCCCGGCCACCCCGCTGGCCATGCAGTTCACCATCACCAGCACCGGGCTCCTCCGCAACTGGAACGGCCGCCGCATCTGCCACATCAGCGAACTGGCCGACGACGCCTACCGGGCCCTCCGCCAGCTGGGCGTGGACCCCGCCACCCTCACCGCCCGCCAGCGCCGCGCATCCCGCCCCCGGGGCGCCACCCCCGCCGCCGCCATCGTGGACGAGCTCCGGGCCAGCGTGGACGCCGAGCGCGCCGCCCACCAGCCCGCCACGGACGCCGCCCCCGCCATGCACCCGGATGAGCAGATGCCCGCCATGTGGGAGGAGCGTGACCTCAACACCCCCGCCGCGGCCTCCGCCGCCCCGGGAGACGTGGTGCTTGAGGCCGGGGTACCCGTGGGCACCGTGGGCCTGAACGGCCGCAACGAGGCCATCTGCATCCGCGAGGCCAACCCGATGCATGACCGCCTCCGCCGCCCCGCCGGTGACCCGATCCTTGCCAACCTCGCCACCGCCTACGCGGGCGCCACCACCCTGCCAAATCCGGCGGAGGCCACCGAGGAGGAGCTCCGCGCCGCACTGGGCCGCCCCGTGGTCACCGGGCCTGACGCCGTAACCAACTCCCGGATCAGGGCCGCCATGGAGGCGGGCCTGAACATGCCCCCGGACCTGCAGGCCGCCCACACCGCCCTCCGCGGGCCGCTGGTCACGATGGGCATGGACGTGGACGGCACCATCACCATGCACACCACCAACCCCGCCGAGCCCAACGGCTCAGCGATTGGCGTGGAGTATGACCGGGCATCCCTGACCACCGGGCAGACCCCCGGCATCATCGGCGCCCTGAACAGCGCCATGCTGGCCGCCGACCTCTCCGCCACCACGGGGACGAGCCTGCATGAGGCCATGGAGGCCATGGACCGGGCCGGTGCCGGGCGGGCCAACCTTGCGCCCAACCCTGAACCGGAGGTCTACGTGGGGCCCCGCATGCTGGCCACCATTGCCCAGCCCCCGGCCTCCGCGGAACGCTTCAGCCAGCACACCGCGGACGCCGAGCACGCGCACCTCAGGGCCGGGCAGATTTACCACCAGCGCCCCGCCCTCTACGGCTCCGCCGTGCGCCGGGCCAGCACAGAGGCCCCCAACGGCGCCATGGTGGACCGGAACGCCGCCGCCATCACCACGTTCCTGAGCGAGGGCTACGGGATTGAGCTCAACGAGGAGGCCCTGAGTGCCGTCACCGCCATGGCCAACACCTTCACCCGGCAGGCCGCCCTCCCCCACATCATCCGGGCGGACGGCCTGCAGGCCAACGTCACCTCCCTAGACACTGAGGTGCGAAGCCTGCAACGCCGCCTCAGCACCATGACCGCCGCCCGGGACGCCCTGCAGGAGGCCGCCCGTGAGCGGGACGCTGACGCCCAGCACCGCGGCACCATCGTTGACGGGGTAATCACCACCAGCCACGACCCGGGCCCGGTGGAGGCCGCCGTGGCCGCCGCGAAGGCGTGGAAGGAAACCGGGCACGAGGACTCCGTGGCGAAGCTGGCCAGCTTCACCCACCTCCTCGACACGCTGGAAACACTGGCCCGCTAGACACGCCGCGCCGCGCCTCAAATCCGGGGCGCGGCGCTCCCGTGTCCCCGTCCTGAACCTAACCCCCCGTCAGATACGATGGGGGCATGACTCAGCCCATCATCGAAACCTCAACCGCCGCCCTTGAGGACCTGAACCCCTATTACAAAAACGCGCGCCGGGGCGACATTGACGCCATCGCGGAGTCCCTGAAGACCCTCGGCCAGTTCAAGCCCCTCGTCGTCAACCGGGGCAACATCACCGGGCGCCGGAATGAGATTCTGGCGGGCAACCACACCGCGCAGGCCGCCGCCAAAATCGGCCTGCACCGCCTGCAGGTCGCATGGGTGGACGTCGATGAGGAGACGGCCGCCAAGATCGTCGTCGCCGACAACCGCACGAGTGACCTTTCCTCGTACGACAATGAGGCCCTCGCTGAGCTCCTCGGCGGCCTGACGGACTACACCGGCACCGGGTTCTCCCAGAGTGACTACACGCGCCTCCTGCCCAAGCCGGAGGCCGGTGAGGACGAGTGGACGGACTACAAGGTGCCCAACTTCGTCGTCTCCTACCAACTGGTGTTCGATGATGAGGCCCAGCAGGCCGTATGGCACGCCTACCTCCGCCACCTCAAGGCCACCCGCGAAGAGGGAAGCATCGGCGCCCGGCTGGCCGCCGCCCTGACGGAGGCAATGGCTGATGGCACGGTATAAGCAGTTCATCGACGCCAACGTGCTGGACGAGGCCCGGGCCCGCATCCGGCATATCTTCGCCATCGTTGACCACGTGGTGGTGTCCTTCAGCGGCGGGAAAGACTCACTCGTCGTCCTGCACCTCGTCAAGGAAATCGCTGAGGAACTCGGCCACGAGAAGGTCAAGGTGAGCTTCTACGATGAGGAGCTCATCCCCGACTCGGTCATCAACTTCGTGGACGGCTACCGGCGCCAGCCATGGGTGGACATGACATGGTGGGCCCTGCCCATGCGCAGTGAGAAGTTCATCCTCGGGGACATTCGCAACTACATCCAGTGGGACCCGAACCGGGCCCATGTGCGGGAAATCCCGGAGTGGGCCACCACCGCCAAAGACCTCGGCATCCCGCCCAAGCAGGCCGTCCCGCAGTACATCATTGAGACCCTCATCGCCCGTGAGCTCAAGGGGAAGGTCGCCATCCTCAACGGCATCCGGGCGAGTGAGTCCATCACCCGCCTCCGCGCGAGCGTGAACAAGATCAGCGAGAACTACATCAACAAGGGCAAGGTCCCCAACGTCGTCTTCTGCAAGCCGATCTTTGACTGGTCAGAGGATGACGTCTTCCGCTACTTCTACGACAAGGGCATCACCTACTGCCCCCTGTATGACTCCCAAATCCTCACCGGCGGCGGGCTCAGGGTGTCCACCCCGGTGCACTCTCAGGCCGCCAAGCGCATCGGCAACTGGCGCGCCCTTGAACCGGACTTCTATGACCGGCTCATGGCCGTCTTCCCGGAGATGGAGGTGCAGGAGCGGTACTACCGCGAGTACGACAATGACGGGCTCCAAGCCGAGTATGGCCGCTCATTCCGCACCATCGAGCAGTACATTGACAAGTACATTACGGACCCCCGGCAGAACGGCATCGCGCACACCAAACTGCAGCTGGTCGTGACCGCCTGCAAGGACCCGGCACTGGTGGACCACTACCCGCCCGGCTACGTCATCCGCGCCTTCACCACCGGCGCCTACAAGCGCGGCATCCTCCCCCTGTCCACCATCGAGGTCAAGGCCTTCAAAGAGAAAATGGCGAAACGTGCATAACCCCATTGACAGCATCCAGTGGGTGGACGCCTCCACCCTGCACTCCAACCCGTGGAACCCGAACCGGGTGCACCGGCGGGAGCTCACCCTGCTCGAGCACAGCCTGCTCAGCACCGGGTGGATTCAGCCCGTCCTCGTCAACACCGAGGGCCTTGTCATCGACGGATTCCACCGGTGGCGCCTGAGTCAAGACAGCAAGGCCGTGCGCGCGGCCTTCGGCGGCCTCGTGCCCGTCGCCGTCCTCGACCTGACCCGGGCGGAGGCCATGCTCATGACCATCAGGATCAACCGGGCCAAGGGCACCCACGTGGCGACGGACATGAGCGCCATCGTCCGTGAGCTCATTGAGGACCACCACTACGATCCCAAGGTCATCGCCAAGGAAATCGGCGCCGGGCTGGATGAAATCACCCTGCTCTCCCAGCAGGGCGTCTTCGCCATCCGTGACATTCCGAACCACCAGTACAGCAAGGCGTGGTACCCGGCGGAGGACGGCAAGACTTCTGAGGAGCGGGGCCACTTTGAGGCGGCCGCCCTGTGACCCGCCGGTTCGACTCCCCGGAGTACCTGCAGGAGTTCGCCGAGGCCGGCCGATTCCCGCAGATTCATGACGCCATCTGGAACGTCCTCGCCTCCACCGTGCCGCCCGGCGCCCGGGTGCTGGACCTCGGCGCCTGCACGGGCCTCCTGACGGCCCGCCTGCAGGCCGCGGGGTATGTGGCCACCGCGGCGGAGGGGAACCGGGAGAGCTACCTCGCCGGGCTTGAGGCGGGCACATGGGGGCAGGCGCCGGTGTGGTTCAACTACGTCACCCCCACCACCCTTGAGGGCTTCGCCTCCCTGCTGGCCGAGCGGAGCATTGAGGTCATCCTCGCCCGCCGCGTCTTCCCCGAGGTGTATGACGGCATGGAGGGCAACTTCATCGCCTTCGCTGACGTCCTCGCCGCCTCAGGCGTGCACACCATCATCTTGGAGGGCCGCAAAGCCTCCAAGCGCACCACGCACCCCCTCGGCAACGCCGCGCGTGAGGTGGCCGCCCTGTGGGGCCGCTGGCAGGTCACCGACGCCGCGGGTGACGTGGCCGTGTTGGAGCGCCGGTAATGGCCGGGCGCACCAGCAAGCTCTCCCTGCCCCGGCTGAAGATGCTGGTGCAGATCATCGGCGGCGGCAACTACGTGAAAGTCGCGTGCGAGTTCGCGGGCATCGGTACCTCCACCTTCGACGGGTGGCGGGAGCGCGGCGACATGGAGATGGACCGGGTGCGCAACCTGCCCCGGGTGGACTACGACGCCATCATGGACCAGTTCCTTGAGGCGCCGAACAACTCCCTCGACTACATGTGGACGCACTGCCCCCGGCAGTTCAACAAGGCGGAGTGGCCGTACGTGGTGGCCACCCTGCACACCCGGCAGGCCCAGTCCGCGGCAGAGATGCGCGCCCTCGGCGTCATCAACGCCGCCTTCGCGGATGACTGGCACGCCGCGGCGTGGTTCCTTGAGCGCACCAAACCGGAACGCTACACCCGCCGGGACAAGGTGAGCCTTGAGGGCGCCACCCCCGGCTCCCCCGCCAGCATCTCCCTGACCGTGGATGACTTGGAAGCACAGCTGAAGGACCTCATTGACAACGGCAACAAGTGAGCTCGACCGCCTGCTAGGCCTGCCTGAGGTGCGGCGCCGCAACATCATGGCGCGCCTGCCCATGGAGTCCCGCCGGGCCCTCCTCATGCAAATCCAGTTCCGCAAAGACAACCCGTGGATGAAGTATCAGGGGGACCCGGTGGGCTTCGTCCAAGCGGGCCTCGGGGAGACCATCTGGTCCAAGCAGATTGAGATTCTCGAGTCCCTGCACACGCACAAGCGCACCACCGTCTCCGCCTGCCACGCGCCGGGCAAAACCCACCTCGCCGCCCGCGTGGTGGCCTATTGGGCGACGGTGTACCCGCCGGGCACCACCAAGATCATCACCACGTCAACGACCTTCCGGCAGGTCAAGAACGCCCTGTGGCCGCACATTCGCCGCATCCAATCCCTGCACAACCTGCCGGGGTACACGAACCCGGTGGAGTGGAAGATCGGTGACCTCGGTGAGCTCGTCGCTGAAGGCATCAAGCCCCCGGATCATCAAGAGGCCGCCCTGAACGGCTACCACTCCCCCAACATGCTCATCGTGGTGGATGAGGCCGGTGGCATCAGCCCGAGCTTCGGCCGGGACCTTGAGGCGCTGACCACGGGCATGAACACCCGCATGCTCATCCTCGGCAACCCGCCGGTGGACGCGGAGCGCACATGGTTTGAGGGCATCTGCAACAGCGACCGGTACAACCACATCGAAATCAGCGCGTTCGATACCCCCAACTTCACGGGGGAGGAGACGGAGCAGTGCCGGGCCTGCCCTGAGGGCGTACCCCCGCACCCCGTCGCTGACCACCTCGTGGACCGGGATTGGGTGGCCGGGCTCGCTGAGGAGTTCGGGGAGGACTCACCGTTCTACATGGCCCGCGTGCTGGCCAAGTTCCCCAAGGACAACACGGCGAAGACCCTGCCCATGTCGTGGCTTGAGCTCGCCCACAAGAATGTGATCGAGGTGGGGGACCAGCCCATCAAGCTCGGCGTGGACATTGCGGCGGACGGCGGTGATGAGTTCGTCATCGCCAAGGCTGACGGGTGGAAGCTGACCGTGGAGTACGCCAAGGCCGGGCAGGACAACGCCTCCTCCGTGGTCGTCGCCGGGGTCATCAAGGACCACATCCTCGCGGCGGAGAAGGTGCACGCCGCCCGCGGCATCACCACCCCCGTCAGGGTGAAGATCGACAGCATTGGGGTGGGCTGGGGCATCGTCGGCCTCCTGCAGGCGTGGAAGCGCGAGGGCCTGTTCCGGGCTGACATCATTGGCATCAACGTGGCGGAGAAGGCGCACAACTCCAACAAGTTCGCATCGAGCCGCAGTGAGATGTGGTGGAACTTCCGCCAGCTGATCCAGCCGGATGCGGGGAACATGGGGGAGCAGGACCTCTACCTGTCCATCAGCATGAAGGAGCTCGCCCAGCTGAACGGGCCGCAGTACGCCTCCAACAGCACCGGCCAGATCGTGGTGGAGTCGAAGAAGGAGATGAAGAAGCGCGGCCTGCACTCCCCTGACCGGGCAGAGGCCATGCTCCTCGCCGTGTATGAGTCGGCGAAACAGCCGGTCCTCGTGGCGCCCATGGCCCTCGGCCAGCTGAATCCCTGGTCGGGGATGCGGTGACTAACGGAGTGTGACGCAGATCACATAAGACGGGCTTGCGCGGTCTAACAGACTGTTATAGAGTCGTCTTATCAGCAAGGCAACCGGCCAAGCTGAAGACCTGAAGGAGTCACCATGAACGCCACCACCGCCCCCACCGCCGCTGAAGTCACCGCCGCCCGCGAGACCCTGATTGAAGCCAACCGCCTCCGCAACCTCAACAGCCCGTACGAGGGCAAGGTCTGGTTCAACAAGGAGCGCGACGACTACGGCCGCACCATCCGGGTGGTCAAGACCCAGCAGGACGGCCGGGTGACCACGCTGGGCGTGGTGGTGTGCGTACCGCGCTGGAAGGCTGAGGACAAGACCCGCATGGGCATCAGCCGCTACTTCACCAACGACTGGGCCAAGGGCGCCGCAATCCGCGCCGAGGGCCGCTTCCCTGAGCGTGATGAGACCATCACCCAGCACGACAAGCTGGCGACGGCACTGGCACAGTTTGGGTGCGGCGCCAAGGAATACGAGCTCTACACCAAGTAGGCGGAGGGGCCCCCGGGAGACCGGGGGCCCTGTCCCAGTGAGTGGCAACATAGCCCCGGTTATGTTACGCTCGGATGACCACGTAAAACCCCACCTAGAACGGAACTAAATCATGGCTGGCGAGACCCCCCTTACAATCATCGGCAACCTCACCGCTGACCCCGAGCTCAGCTTCACGCAGGGCTCCGGCGATGCCGTCTCCAACTTCACCGTGGCCTCCACGCCGCGCACCTTTGACCGGCAGAGCAACGAGTGGAAGGACGGCGAGACCCTCTTCATGCGGTGCTCCGCATGGCGTGAACTGGGCCAGAACGTGGCCGACTCCCTGCAGAAGGGGATGCGCGTCATTGTCACCGGCGTCCTGAAGTCCCGCAAGTTCCAGACCAAAGAGGGCGAGAACCGCACGGTCATTGAGCTTGAGGTCCACGAGATTGGCCCGTCCCTGAAATACGCCTCCGCGGTGGTCACCCGCACGCAGAGCAACAACCAGCAGGGCGGCGGCTTCGGCGGCGGCCAGCAGGGGCAGGGAGGCTTCGGCGGCGGCCAGCAGGGCAACCAGCAGGGCGGCACGTGGGGCGGCCAGCAGGCGGGCGCACAGCAGGGCGGCCAGTGGGGCGGCCAGCAGACACAGCAGGGCGGCGGGCAGTGGGGCGGCCAGCAGGGCCAGCACAACGCCCAGCACTACCAGCAGGCGGCCGCGAATGGCCCGCAGGCAGGCGGCCAGCCCGCCGCGGCGGAGGACCCGTGGGCAACCCCCGGCGTCACCGGCCAGCAGGGCGGCAACTGGAACCAGTCCGCGGCACAGCAGGCCGTGACGGCTCAGGCTCAGGGCCAGTACCAGCCGCAGGGCGGACAGCCGCAGGGCAACGGGCAGGAACCCCCGTTCTAACCCCCGGTAGGTCACCTGACTGAACCCTAGTTAGGTGCCCCGGCGTGTCTCCGACGCATGAGAGGGGCCCGGCTCCATAGGATCACCTGTGGAACCGGGCCCCTCTTTCGTGGGCCGCCCACCGACGCGAAGGGTCTGCTTTGGCTGACAACAACATGCAGGAGCTCGGCAACACCGGGCTACGCCAGAGCGGCGGCCAGATCAACGAGGAGTTCATCACTAAACTCCGGGGCTCCGCGGGCCGCAAGGTCTACCGCGAGATGAGTGACAATGACCCCATCATCGGCGGCATCCTCTTCGCCTTTGAGAAGACCGTCACCCGGCTGGACTGGCACATCGAAAAGGATGAGGCCCATGACGGCGACGATGAGCGGGTGGAGTTCCTGCAGGGGTGCCTCGATGACATGAGCGAGTCATGGACCAGCACCCTCTCCGGCGTGCTCTCCATGATGCCTTACGGCTGGTCCTACCATGAGCTCGTCTACAAGTACCGCCGCGGCGCCAGTGATGACCCCACGAAGAACAGCCGCTACAACGATGGCAAGGTGGGGTGGCGCAAGTGGCCCGTGCGCTCACAGGAATCCCTCCTCAGGTGGGACATTGATGAGACCGGCGGCCTCCGCGGCATGGTCCAGACCACTGAGACCGGGGCGACGAAGCCGGTGCCGATTGAGAAGGCCCTGCTCTTCCGCACCAACACCGCCCGCGGGAACCCCGAGGGCCGCTCCCTCATCCGCAACGCCTACCGGCCGCACTTTTTCAAGAAACGCATCGAGGAGATTGAGGCAGTCGGCATCGAGCGTGACCTCGCCGGTCTGCCCGTCGCGTTCATGGACCCCGCCTACCTGAGCTCAGCCGCCTCCCCGGCGGAGAAGCAGGTCATGGAGGCCGTCCAGTCCATCGTCCGCGGCATCAAGCGCAACGAGATGGAGGGGGTCATCTTCCCCCTCGCCTACGATCAGGCCGGGAACAAGATCATGGACCTGCAACTGCTCAGCAGTGGCGGCTCCCGGCAGTTTGACACGGACAAGATTGTGGCCCGCTACAACCAGCAGATCGCCATGTCCGTCCTCGCTGACTTCCTGCTCCTCGGCCATGAGGGGGTGGGCTCTCAGGCCCTCGGCGCCTCCAAGATCGACCTGTGGATGATGGCCGTGGAGGCCCTCGCGCTGGCCATCGCGGAGACCGTGAACAACCACGCCATCCCCCGCCTGCTCAAGCTCAACGGCATGGACACCGAGGAGTGCCCCAAGCTGGTCTTCGGTCAGGTGGACCACATTGACCTCGGCATCCTCGGCACCTTCATCAAGTCCATGACGGACGCCGGGGTGATCACCCCTGACCCGACGCTCGAGGACTTCATCCGTGAGACCGCCTCCCTGCCCCCGGCGGATGAGCCGGATGAGCAGGAGGACACCGGCCTCGGCGCCGGGATGAGCCCTGAGGACATGGCCGCCATGCTCGCCGCCCAGCAGGCCCCGCCCCCGGGCAAGCCCGGCGGGCCTCCCGTGGCCGCTGACGTCATCCCCGGCCCCGGGGGTGACGCTGGTGCTGGTGCGCTCCCCGCGGCCGCGTAACGCCCAGCGGAGGGCGCCGGTGGCCAAGACGGTCACCACGCCTGAGGCGCGCGCCTCCCGCATCATCAACTCCTCATGGGAGCCCCTGCAGGAGCACGCCCTGTCCACCGCCGGTCGCCGCCTCCTCGGCGCCCGGGATGTGGAGGGGTTCCTGAACACTGCCCCGTGGGCTGACTTCATCACCAAGCTGGGGCAGGTCACCGTCCCCATGACGTCCACCATCAGCGCGGCCGCGGCCGGGGAGTACCGCCTCGTCGGCAACGGCCGGGTCAACGTGGACATGAAAGCCGTGGACGCCCTCAGCGTGAAGTACGCCCAGTCGCAGGGCTCCAAGCTCATCAGGTCCATCACGGAGACCCAGCGGGCCACCGTGCGCGCCGTCATGGGGCAGGCCCTTGACGGCCAGTTCACCGGGGATAAGGCCGCCCGGCTCATCCGTGACACCGTGGGCCTGCACCCGGCATGGGCTCAGGCCGTGGTCAACCAGCGGGAGCGGGTGCTGGCGAATGCCCTGAAGGAGGGCAAGCCCCTTGACAAGGCCACCGCGTACGCCGACAAGCAGAGCGAACGGTACGCCGCCAAACTCCTCCGCCGCCGGGCAGACAACATCGCCCGCACCGAGATCCTCACCAGTGAGAACCTCGGCCGCTTCGCCACATGGGCTGACGCCATCGGCAACGGCTACGGCCGCCCGGATGACGTGAAGGAATGGGACGCTGAGCTCAACGAGTGCTGTGAATCGTGCCGGGCCCTGCACGGGGAGCAGGTGCAGTGGGACCACGCTTTCAGCAACGGGAAGATGATGCCGCCCGCCCACCCCGGGTGCCGGTGCGCCGTGCACAAGATGACCAAGCCCGTGACGGCCGGAGAGCCCGGCTATGACCCTGAACTCGATGACCCTGAGCACCTCTACGCCCCGGGCTACGAGAGCCGCCTGAGCACCCCCTCCAAGCCCACGGACGTGGAGGGCATCCGGGTGCAGGTCGGCGGCCCCTCCCTCGCCACCCTCACCAGTGACGCCCACAGCATGGCCATGGCCGCGCAGACGCCCACGGCCGCCGCCGGGCGTGACTTCAGCCTCGCCGCCCTCACCCGGCACAGCGAGGACGAGCTCATGGACATGGTGGGGCAGTACGGGGATGACCCTGACGCCCTCGACGCCATTTTCGCCGCCATCGACCACAAGGCCGAGATGGAAATCCCGGCCGCCTTCGTTCCTGAGCCTGAGCCGGAGAGCGTGGGCTGGGGCACCTACCACTTCGATGACAGCCCGGCCACCAACCCGGCCAAACGGCCAGAGCGTAAGCTCTCGCGTGATGATCAGGTTGCGGAGGAGTTTGACGCCTACGTCTCCACCTCGTACGCCCGGGCCCTCGACCACACCGCGGGCAACTTCATCAACCGCAAAATGGAGGATGAGGCCAAGCGCCGCGGCATCACCTCCGAGAGCCTCTTCACCGGCCCCGTCGCCACCGCCAAGAAATTCGCCTCCGAGGAGCTCATTGCCTACTGGGAGCAGTACGGGCGGCAGACGTTCACCAGCTACCGGTACCACATGTTCAAAGCCCCCTCCGATGCGAAGGCCGCAGAGGTCGTCCGCCGGGCAGGATTCCAAGGCACGTTAGGAGCCACCAGTGACCGCAGTACGTTCTAGGGCGGAGACGGCAGGGTACGAGGCGTACAACAGCGGCCTCCCCCGCACCGCCAACCCCTACCCCTACCGCACCATGGCCAATGAGTGCACCGCATGGGCCCGCGGCTTCGCGGCCGCCCGCACAGACCTCGCACGTAAACGGCGCGCCGCCGCCAAGAATGGAGACACCAAGTGAACCGCACCATCACCCTCCCCGCGGAGGACGCCCGAGAGTTCCTGAAGACCGCCGGGGCCACAGACCTCGCGGACGCCGTGGCGAAAGACTGGAACGCCGCCAGTATCCACGCCCACCCGCACCCCACGGAGGCCGGGCAGGTGGAGCTCTCCGTCAGCCCTCCCACCGGCGTCATGGTCGCGTGGATGCTCCCGCGGCACGTGGCGGAGATGATCGCCGTGCCGGGCGGGGAGCCCCTGCAGGACCTCCACCTGACCCTCGCGTTCCTCGGGCAGGCCAGCGCCATGTCCCCGGATGAGTCACGCAAGCTCGTCGGCGTCGTCGGTGAGGTCTGCAACCGGCACCTGCAGATCATTGGCACCCTCAACGGCTTCGGCCGCTTCACCGGCAAGCCCGACGCGGAGGTGGAGCCCCTGTGGGTCGGCGTCAACCTCCCCGGCCTCCTGCAACTGCAGGCTGACCTTGTGGAGGCCCTGAAGGGCGCAGGCCTGCCCGTCTCCACGGAGTACGACTACAGCCCCCACATCACCGTGGCCTACGTGCCCCGGGAGCAGGGCACCCCGGCCGTGGGCGTGGCCCCCGTGGGCATCACCCTTGACGCCCTCACCGTGTGCGTCGGCCCCCACCGCTACACCCTCGACCTTGTGGAGGACTCAGAGAACTGGGACAGCGCCGCCTACGTGGCGACGGCGTACCTGCCTGACCTGACCAAGGCAGTCGGTGAGGTCACTGAGGACCGCTTCACCCTCGGCCCGTGGTACGTGCCGGATCAGGTGGACGCGCACGGCGAGTTCACCGACGCGGGTGAGCTCCAAAAGGCCCTGTGGGGGTACGTGAAGACCGCTGACCGTGACATCCGGCTTCAGCATGACCGCTCCATCGTCGCCGGTGAGTGGGTGGAGGCCATGACGTGGCCCTTTGAGGTGGAGGTCCCCCTGACCAAGGCTGACGGCACGGTCACCAAGTACCGGTACCCCGCCAACACCCCGTTCCTCGGCGTCCAGTGGGAGCCGTGGGCGTGGGAACTGGTGAAGGCTGGCAAGCTGAGGGGCTACAGCATCGGCGGCAAGTCTGACCGCATCGAGGTGGACCTTGACGAGGACATGGCGAAGCGCCAGATCGCCAAGATGGCCGTCTGATGGCCCCCCGGCTGACCGCGCGTGACCACCAGTTGCGCGCGGTCACTGAGGCGCAGTGGCAGAAGACCGTAGAGACAATGCTCCGCCTCAACGGCTGGCACTACTACCACGCCCCGGACAACCGCCCGGGGAAGAACGGCGCCGTCCAGAACATCCGGGCCGGGTACCCTGACCTGACCGCCATCCGCGGCACCCGCACCCTCGGCATTGAGCTCAAGCGGCAGACGGGGAAGACCACCCCGGAGCAGGATGAATGGCTGGCCGTGATGGCGGGCGCCGGGTGGGAGACGTACGTGTGGCGCCCCTCGGACGCGCCCAC